CTAGAATTCTTATTCCAAGGTTCAACGAAAATTATATCCAACTTTTCAAACTTTTAATATTTACTAAAAGCAGTTTTACTTTCTTCATAGTTTTAAAACAATGTCCCGCAATTTAACTTACCTATACCGTTACCCCGTTAACAAGTACACTTTTGGACCTAAACCACTCTATCTCAAACACATGAGACTTAGAACTGGCATAATTAAGAAAGCAATTTACAAATGTTGCTCTCAAGAATTAGCAGATCGAGCGATAAACTATTATCGTAGATCCGACGATTCAAAACAGGCTGTAATCGATGACTTTATGCGCACCGATCAACCTAAGTTCAAAGTACACAAGGATGAACATTACAAACGCGCTTTACGTGTTTGTGAACAAATGTTCCGACCGTCTAGAACTCTACATCCCGTAGCCGTTCCCGACCTTCGTTACTATCCCTGGTCTTTAGATGTTTCAGCCGAAGCACCTTACACCACTCATCCCAGTAAGTACCGTCCTATTATTCTCGAAAATATTCGAGATGGATTAGCTCTCGATGATAGAACTACTTTTCATAATCTTTATGATCAGATTTTTATCGATAATCGTAAGCATATTCACAATATCAAGCACGGAAATGCTCAATTCTGGAATGGTAATCAACCAATTCCTTTTGAACATACTACATTGCACACCCGATCACACTTAGTCGATGCCGACTCTCCTGACAAACTACGTGCCGTATTTGGCGTTCCGAAATTATTACTCTTCACAGAGAATATGTTTATCTGGCCCCTCCAGAAAGACTATCTGAACAACAAAACTGGCCGTATGCTCTGGGGATTCGAAACATTGAAAGGCGGATGGCGAAAACTTTACAATAAGTTTTCTCACAAACGCTGCTCAACGTTTCTTTCGATTGACTGGTCCCAATTTGACAGAAGAGCTCTCTTTTCTGTTATTGATGATATCCACAACATGTGGAAATCATGGTTTGACTTCTCCCGTTACGAACCGACTTCCTTCTACCCTAATGCAACACCCAATCCCGATCAAATCGAACGAGTATGGAAATGGATGACCTATTCCGTTAAACATACCCCGATTTTACTTCCAGATGGCTCTGTCTATCAGTGGAACTACAATGGAATTGCTTCTGGTTTTCAACAGACTCAACTCCTCGACTCATTCGTTAACACAATCATGACCCTAACTTGCTTATCAGCAGTTGGTATAAATATAGAATCAGATAACTTTGAATATAAAGTTCAAGGCGACGATTCTCTCTCTGGTCTTGCCGAATTAATTTTAGATTATGAACAATCTCAGCTTTTATCTAAATTAAGAGATGAAGCTATGCTTCGTTTCAACGCAAAACTATCAAATAAGAAATCTTTTATTGGAAATCAACTCTCCGATGTAGATGTCTTATCTTACTCAAATACTAACAATGGTACTGCAACTCGTGACCCCGCTCTCCTTCTAGCCCATTTACTCTATCCTGAACGTCCTCAACTTCTTGATGCTACACTCTCTAGCTCAATTGGTATTGCTCAAGCAGCAATGGGATCTTCTCGTGAAGTTTATGATACATGTTTCGACGTGTATAAATTCTTATCCGAACAGTTTAATTTAACTTTAAACATTCGAGACCTTAAGAAGCTAAACTTAACAAGAG